CTTTCTCGCCTTCGGTCGAAAGTAAAAAAAAAATCGCACAAGTACGTGTGCTCTTTTTTTCTTATAGATCTGCCTCAGATGCCTCAGATACAGTCATATATAAACTGAATTAACGTGAATAAAAAAAATAATGTAAAGCCGGAAGGTCTGCCTCAGCCGACTTTTTGTCACTGGGGACTCCGGTGTTGGGGGGGCTAACGCCCCTCCGCCCCGCCAGAGGGGAGCCGCGCTCCCCTCCGGACCTCCCCAGCGCAACGCTGTGCGAGTGTTACGGCTGCGCCGCCTTGTGAAATACACCCCAGGGAAAAAAACAGGGGGGTCCACGGGAAAAAAACCCAGCCAAAACTATTGGTGTCGAAGTCTATATAGTACCATAGTCCAAAATGTCCGACGCAAAACAAAGTAATGCGACGCCGCTTAGCGTCGAGGCGAAAGCGAAGTTATGGGACGCGGAAAACATTCCGGAGGAGCCGAAAACGGAGTTACAGCAGATTCTCGAGATCGTCAAGGAGATACAAACGTACCTCTACACGAACGAGGAGGAGGACCTACCGGAGGAAAACCTTCCGAAGAGGTTCAAACATATGGCAACGGGGAACTTTCAAAGAGAAAATGTACCGACAGCCGCAAAGCGGTGGTATCCCCAATCGGCTCTTGGCCCAACACCCATACTACGAGACAGGAACCGTGGCCAGTTCAGCGGCCTTCGAGTCGGTGGCGTTCATTTTCCGCCTGAGGTCGATGTGGGATCCATCGTTGACAGCAACGGGGCACCAACCCCGCGGGCGGGACCAATTGGTTGGCCTGGGGTACACGCACTACAAGGTCCACGGAGTCAAAATCGAATGCAAGATGACATATAACACAACGGAATCGGACTACCCGTCCAACCTGTTTGCGATCTACATGAGCGGTGCGACCGACCCGTACGTTGACCCTGAAGCACTGATGGAATTGGGTCAGTGCTCCGAATGCGTTCTGCTGAAACGCAAGTGGGTTTCCTCCAATAACTCGGGACAGAACAATGCCCTGAAAGAGTGTTCCCTCCAATACCGTGGTTACCAAGGCAACCTGTTCCAAAAGGCCTGCCGTTTCAACTATGCTGCAGTCGGCCCTCAGGCCCAAGAATATTTCGACTACAATAGCTACACTTCCGTCACCACCAACCCCGACACTAACACTGAAGTTTTCCTCAATCTCGTGGCAATGGGGCCGGGAGCAGGCGTCACAACTGCCCAAGGTTTCCAATTCTGGATCAAGCTCACCTACTACACGGAGTGGGTGTTCCCAGGTGTACCCACCGAAAGTTGAAGAAAAAAAACCGCTCCCCCCCCTTTTCTATAAAAATCCTTACATTCTATTTCTATCCTTGTACAGTCGCAATGCCTCCCAAACAAAAAAAACAGAAAAAATCAGAGATCAAAGAATTCACCCATTCCAACGTCGACGCATGGAAAGGACACGAGTTCAAGAAATGGTTCTTCACGTACCACGGAACCAGCATGTACGAAGACATAGCGAACCAACTGCACTCAGACTGCCGACATTGGGTGATGGACGCCGAACTGTGCCCCAAGACACAGAAGAGACACAATCATGGATTCGTCTTTGTCAGCTCCGCCCGCGTACTGACGACGATGAAAACGTTATTCAGCACGTTAACTGGAGCTCATTGGCTCCCCATGTGCGCTACCCTCGCCCACCGCAAAGAATTCCCCTACGACGGTTACTGCAACAAGGAGTACACACGCATCGCCGGTCCCTGGTGCGATCGTACTTGGGTGTCAACCAAACCCCCGATTCGAAAACCGCGAACATGCCTGGAGTACAGGATGTTGGTCAAGCTGGGACGGTTACCGTTCCAAACACAGGTGGAAAAGGACTGCAAGCGTGCGGAAGACGAGAAAACACTCGACCTACGCACCATAAACGTCATACTCGACTTAGTCGGCTGCAGTGGCAAAACGTGGGTCGGCAAGTACCTGTGGGCACTGTACCTAGCGCAGTTCGTCCCGCCTTGCGAGGACGTCAACCAAATGGTTGCTGTCGCAATGAAGTTCAGGGCGAAGAGTTACATTTTCGACCTGCCTCGGAGCACTGAGTCATTGGACAAGTTACCAGCCATGTGGTGTGCCATCGAACAAATCAAGAGTGGCGTACTCTCTGAGCTGCGATACTCCCCCGACAGTGACTGCGTGGATCCGACGCACGTGTGGGTGTTTGCCAACACCCTCCCAAACCAAAACGCGGTGTCAAGTGACCGCTGGAGGGTCTGGATGATTGACCCTCAAACGAAGTTGATGCACGTGGTCAACTGGGACGTGGCCTACGACTTGCAAATGCGAGACACAATCAAGCGACAATTGATCGCTGAACAAAACAAGAAAAAGTACAAGCATTATGCAGGCGCGCTGCGGGACTCGATCAGGGTATCGGCTAGGATAGACAAGCGCGAGGGTAAGGTTACAGCCAGATTAATAGCAGGCGGGAAGGGCAAAAACGGCGCGATAGTTTTCTATGCTCCAATAATCGAATTGACCGGTGCAAGAGCGCACAGTTTATCTAGTAAAGAAGGTGGTGAAATTAATCATCCAGGCATGCAAGCCATCCCATTTATGCGGCCAGCATTAGATGCTCAATGGAATAACGGTGTTTTGGCTGCGGCTGACTACATCAAAAAAAGATTAGCAACAAAGAACGGCCTTAACACTGCTGACATTGAACTAGGAATCGAATAGATGAGTGGCGTAGCGATTATTAAGAAATTGCTTAATGCTGCGACTAGCACACAGGTTATAGCGGGCGTTATCCCAATCGGGACGACTCTTCCGGCTATAGGTATAACTCAGATAAGCGGAAAAATGCGCGATACGTTAGCAGGTAGCGAGACGATCAGATTAGAGACAGAGCGCATACAAGTAACCGTGGTTTCTAAAAGTTACGCGGAACAAAAAGCACTTTTGCGCACCGTGCGCGATGCGTGCAAAGCGGTTGAAAGATTATTTGTTTTAAGTAGTGAATCAGTCATGTGTAAAGCAGTAATTGAGGAATTTATAGGACCAGACTTCTATGATTCCGAAGTAATTTTATACATGCAAAGCGTTGATTTTATGGTGAAATATCAAAGGAGCATTTAAAAATGGCAGTCAACACATCGTTAGGGGCAACAATCAAATTAAGCGCATCGGTTCCGGCGACGTATGACGCAGCCGGATATGGCGCTCTATCTTATACCAAAGTAGGAAGCATTGAGAACATCGGCGCAATCGGTGTATCACAAGAGATCATCACTTTCACGGATCTTGAAACAGGGATCTTGCAAAAGTTCAAGGGCACGAAAGACGGCGGCTCACCTCCTATTTCGATTGCACAAGATACTGATGATGCCGGTCAAATCTTGCTTGCTGCTGCATTGGCATCACAGAACGCATACTCAGTGCTGTTAACTTTCCCGAACGGCGACAAGCGCTATTTTATGGCGATGATTACGGGCATGCCTGTCACGGTCGGTGGCGCTAATGACATCCCCATGGTTGAGTGTACATTCGCAGTTACAGGGCAAAGCGGCGGAACGATTTTTGTTGACGTTTTAGTATAAAGGATATATAGAAAATGGCTATCACATTATCAGGTAACGTCAGCGTATCTGTTGCATTAGACTTGGTTAATGCTGTTGATCTGCGCAGCGTAACCGATCCAATTCGCTATGGTGCAAATTTTTCGTTTACCAATGGCACAGGCGCAAATCAAGCGAATGAGGCTTTTGTTGATACCCGCACACTTGCGGCATCAGCTACCGAGGACTTGGACCTTGCTGGCGGCTTGACTGACTCATACGGTACCACACTGACATTTACTAAGATCAAAGCGATTATCATTAAAGCTGCGGCAACCAACACAAACAATGTGCAAGTTACCCGGCCTGCATCCAATGGCCTTGTTGCATTTATGGCGGCTGGCGATGGCGTTGCATTGACTCCAGGCGCATGCTTTGCATTGATTGCGCCTGATGCAAACGGTATTGCGGTGACCGCTGGAACGGGCGATTTGCTGACAATAACAAATAGTGCTGGTACTACCGGAGTTACTTACGACATCGTTATAGTCGGCACTGTATAAAGGGCACTGACTCAAGGTTGACCGCCATTAGAGTGGCGGCACCTTGGGCACAGGCAACAAAGTTTTAAACCACTCTAAAGGACACAAAATGGATATAAGAAAATACGCGGTTGAGCAAACTGGACGTTTACACTTGCGAGATGCAAGCGAGGAACTTATGTATACGGACGATGGCAAAGAAATAGCTATCAATGTTTACAGCCCAGGTTCAAAGAAGTTCGCAAAAGCACAAGCGGCAAAGAGCAACCGCACACTCGACATTCTGCGCAAAAAAGGTAAGTCAGATCAGACAGCTGAAAGCATCGCAGAGGAAAGGGCCACTTATCTTGCTGATTGTACCGAGTCTTTCGAGAATATCGAATTTGACAAGCTAGAAGGCAAGGCGCTTTTTAAAGCGGTATACGCTGATGAATCACTGGGATTTATTGCCGATCAGGTAGCTACTTATCTTGGTGACTGGGCAAATTTTACCAAAGGCTCTACGAAGGCTTAGCGCTATACATAAGGCAATTGGCATGGCTTTATGCCGTGCCACGTGATGCTAAAAAAAGCAGAATTGATGCGCTGCTATATGACGGGATGGAACCTGATTTGCCTGACATCGATGCGGCGCATATCGTAGAGTACTTGAAAGATATAGGTTTTAGTGAGCAGCCGTTAAGCAGTCAAGAATTGTTAGCATGGTGCAATATGCGCGAATGTGAATTGCAACTATGGGAGTCTGAATTTATGCGCAAGCTGTCGAGAGAATACGCTAGCCAATATTTTGCGGCGCAAGAAAAGACATGTCCAGCACCATACGTACCTGAAGAAATGTCAGCACATAACGCGCAAGCTATCACAGACAAAATGCGTAGGCAAATGAAAGCGTTAATACCAGCGGAGATCAAGTAATGGCTAATGTAGTAGGAATGCTGGAAATACAGATGGCTGCTGATTTAGCGCGGTTATCTAAAGACATGTCTAGCGCTCAGGCTACAGTAACCCGCACCGTATCAAACATCAACAACATTCTCGGCACAATCGGGGTTGGCTTATCTGTCGACATGTTTGCATCGATGATTAAGGGCGTTGTTGACGCTGGTGATAGGCTTAATGATCTGCGCAAGATATCATCCTTAACCGTCGAAGAACTAGGCGGATTAGGCAAAGCTGCAAAGTTAAACGGATCAAATCTAGAAGACGTTGCAAAGGCCATTGGAATCATGAATGGCAATGTGGCCAAGGGCAGCGATGCCTTTGCACGTCTATCAATAAGCACAAAAACAGCGAGCGGGGATTTTCGGCAGTCAAGAGATATCCTGCTAGATGTTGCTGATAGATTTTCCACAATGCGCGATGGCGTGCAGAAAGCTGCTATTGCACAGGAAATATTTGGCAAGTCAGGACGCGAGTTAATCCCACTATTGAATGAAGGTAGGCAAGCCATAGAGGGGCAAATGGAAGCCTACGCGCAATCGGGTAGTATGACAACTCGACTGGCTGAACAAAGCGACCAGTTTAATGACATCTTGACCGTGCTCAATGGCAATGTAACAGCCACCAAAAACAACTTTGTATCTGGCTTGTTGCCTGCTTTGATTGATATCGGGAATGCGTTTACACAGGCTACAGGATCTGCAACACTTTTCTCAAGCATTGGGCAAGGTATCGGCGTTGTATTAAAGGGCATCGTCATAGCGGTCGCCACTGCTGCGGGCACAATAAAATCATTAGGTATCGCAATCGATGGAATTGCTAGGCAATTTATCGCCATAACCAATCTTGATTTTAGCAAGGCCATGCAGATCGGTGACCGCTATTTCAAATCGATTGACAACAATGCAAAAGGCACGGCTGAGTTTATCAAGACGATTGTTAACGGCGATCAACAAATTGAGCAAGCGACAAAAGGTCAACAAAAGCTGATTGACTTACAGGAGCGCATGCCTACTGCAACGGGCTCGGCAATCAAAGCTGTACAAAAACAAAACAAAGAATATAACATTCAGCTTTACTTGTTGCGTCAATATGAGGACGAAGCAAAACGCGCTCGGGATATCACTGAATCAGTAGCTACTGAACAGGAAATTTACAATAAGAAACTAGAAGAACTCAACCGATTAAAACCATATTTAACGGTCGAGACATATGACCGTGCGCTTGCAAAACTTGCTGGCACTACAAAACAGGTAGCAGTATCGACAAAAAACACAACTGACGAAATAAGTCAATTGTGGATGCAAGCAGGGAGAAATATCCAATCCTCACTAGCTGATGGCATATTCAACTTTTTTGACAACGGCCTTAAAGGCATGGTCAAAAGTGTTATCAGCACAGTCGGTAGGATTATGTCAGAGTTCGCTGCGCTTAAGATTGCTCAAAGCGTTGGACTTGCGAGCATGTTTTCGGGTGCGGCTGCTGGTGGTGGTATGGGTGGCGCTCTCAACTTTGCTAGCATGGGCAGCAATGCCATGTCAATGTTTAAGGGCGGCTTTGGAATACCATCATTATTGAGCAATGCAGGAAGCATGTTACCGGGGTCTGCTGGGGCGTTCTTTAGTGGCATGGGCGGGACAGGTGCGGCGGCTGCTAGTGGCGCACAGACTTTGTGGGGAGCTAGTGGATTGACCGGAGCTAATGCGCTGGGAGCAAGTGTTGCATCATTCGCCGGTCCTGCTGTTGCTGTTGCGGCTGTAGATCAGATCGTGCGCATGCTGGCAGGTGATAAAAAACTAGGCGGTATTGCTGGCGATGTGCTTAATTTTGTTCCTGTGCTTGGCCCATTGATTAATGGCTTATTCGGTCGCGGACCATTAAAACAGAAAGAAACCACATTGTCAGGCAGTATAGGTCAAGGCGGTTTTGAAAGCGGATCTATTAACACAAACTTTGTTGCTAAGGGTGGATTATTTCGCAGCAACAAAAATGATTTCGCGCGAGTTGATGCTGTTACCGGACAGGTCACTACTGACAACGATAAATTGCAAGCGTTTGCAGATAGCTTGGGCAAACAATCAAGAGACATCATTGACCTATTCAATGAGACTGCAACGGGCGTATCTGGATCACTAAAAAACATAGGCAAGAATCTTGGTATTAGTACCGATAGCCTGAATAGTTTTAACCGCGAGATAAATCTTGTTTCTGAGAAAGGCAAATTTCTGACCGAGGAACAGATCAGTGCAGAGATTGCTGCTATAACAGATCAAATGATTACAGGATTCCTGCCAGCTATCACGGACCTTGCAAAGCGCGGTGAGACATCAGCACAGGCGCTTCAGCGTATTAACGGCGAGTTTAACGCGCTGACCATAGGCGCACAGAATCTTGGCATGTCGGTGCAAGGAGCGCGCGATTTGATTATGTCCATGTCGATCGAGGCAAGGACCGCATTTGTTGATCAAGCTGGCGGTATCGAAAAAATAGCGCAAGAGACATCGTTCTTTTTCCAAAACTTTTTGAGCGAATCGGAACAGCTTGCACTTAAAACAGGCAATCTATCAAAAGCATTAATTGATCTAGGATTATCTGCAGACTTAACACGCGATCAGTTTGCACAGA